TGGTTCTGCTGTCTGTGACAGGGCTCCTTTCTGTTGCTGGTTTCCGCGTCTCCTGCGTGGTCGCTTCCTGCGGTTTCTCCTGTTCCGCCGCGGGCTGTTCCTGCGCTGCGTTCTCTACCGGAATTGTAGCATCCTTCTGTTCCGTTGTCAACGGTTTCTCGCTTGTTTCTACGGTTTTTTCGGTTTCAGCAATCTGAGGTGGCGTGTTCTGCTGAGTTTCCGCTGCATCCGCTTCTTCCAGTTTCTTCTTTCGCGCGCTCTCGATCTCCGCGCGTTTATTCCGAAGCGTTTTTTCGATTTCGATAATGGCAAGACGGTCTATTTCCGTTTCCCGTCTGAGAACCGGGTCCGTCTGCATGGTGATTTCGTTCTGCTTCTTCTGGATTTCGTCTCGAATGTAGTCAATGGTTGCGTTTACGGCGTTTTCGTTTGGCTCGATGCTTTCCGCGACCTTGTTCACAAGGTCAGCCGTTCCATCCACTATATCCGCTTTCGGCGCATTTATAATGTTGTTGACAATATCGGCTTTTTCGGCGAAATCTACTACAATTCTATCCCCGTAGTTCTCAAGATCGTCAACGACTGCGGAAATGGTGTCCTTGTATGCTTTCCAACCTTTTGCTCTGGCTTTGCTTTCGGATGTTCCTTCGTTTGCAAGATCGTCCACGTATTCGAGAAGTTTTTTTCCAACCTGAACCATCTGTTCCGCTTCTGCATCACTTTCGACATGGGTGGCGCGTTTGATGTATTCTTCCGCGACTGCATAGTCCCTTTTTGCAAGACGAGCGTTTGTAGGAAGATTGACAATTTCGATGATACCTTGCTGTAGTGCGCCGCTGAAACCGCCTACCGCGGCGGAACGAGCAACAGAGTTCCAGTCAATTGTCGCGTCAGGATTTCCGGTCATTTTCTGGTTTGCGACAGACACAATATTGCTGAGAGCGGATTGTGCTGCTTCGCTCAATGCACTCACGCCTGTTCTTGCAGCGGCTCTTGCGTACACGCTCGGAATGTTGGCGATTGCTTTTCCTGCAACCTGTTCCACGCCTGCACCGGCAGCGTTCAAAATCGCGTCAAGACCAGTATCGGCTAAAGTTTGCTGTGTGGCATAGCTGACCGCATCATCCTTTGAATACCCCATTCTTTTGGCGTCGCGCATATTCCTACGAATGCCCTTGAACAAGGTCATGCTTGCTGAAACTGGGTTTCCAAGACCGCCTCCGGAAACGAGCGACCCTACTATATTCTGCGTGCCGTATCCTGTTCCAGATAACGCGCTTGCAAGAAAGTTTGTCACATCGCTCTTGTTGGTATACTTGTACTTGTTTTCAATTTCAGCAATTCGTTTTTCGGCTGGTGTTTCTTCCGTGTCTGAGTTCAGATACCAAGCGTCTTCCGATGCTTTTAACATGGACTTAATGAGATTACTCCCATCGTCAAGTCCGAGTTCTTGGTTTTCGGAATACGTTCTAAACGTCGGCTTTGTGCTTTTCTTAATTCCAGAAGGCAAGGAGACTTTTCCAACCTGTTTTGTTTCTGTACCCTTTGCAATGCCTTCTGTAATCTGATTGAACAGATCCTTCACGCCACCTTTTAAGTCCTCTGCGCCAAGATTCACAGCGGCAGCCGCTATTTCAGATAAGTATCCGATCTGTTTAGCGACAGAGTTCTCCCGCAAACCGGGCAGATACGGCGTTTCCTGTTTTTCTTTGTATACTTCTCGCGCTTCTGTTGCCGGAGCAGTATTCGATACGGGCGTTTCATCAGCCTTGATCGGAGCAACAATAGGCGCGTTTTGAGCGAGTGACCGCGAGAGGGAAGCACCGGACATTCTGTTCTGTAATCCGGTTTTGTATTCGTCTGTCTGTTTAAATTCCATTCCCGCTCTGAGTTTATCGGCATTCTCTTTCAATTGCTGCTGTACTTCCGGCTGTCTTGCGTACACAACACGGTCGTGCGACTGCTGCTCCGGCGTTTTCTTGACCGTTCCGGGATACTGTAGGTTGTTTGTATAGTACCGTGCTGCCACTGTACGCTCATTGGATGCTCTCTGTGCAGCGTCTGCGTCGTTATTGGACTGGATACCCTGTACCCTATTCCGTGCGTCTTGCAGCATCTTTGCATAGTCTTTTGCTCCGCTTTTGCTTGCGCCTGAGGTAGTGCCGCTTGTTGCAGCGGCATACCCCTCACGCGCCTTACGCAGCATTTCAGCGTAATCTTTTGCCATATTTACCTCCGTTACGGTCTGTACGATTTGTAATTGTCAAGCACACTCTTTAAGCCGCCTCTTTTAGACCCACCTGAATTGGCTGTGGAACTGTTCGCGGCTGCCGGATTTTCGTCGAACATTTTCTTGTCATGGTCAAGGTAGTAGTCCGCCAGTTTTTCCGCTGTCTTATCGTCAATTCCGTTCTCAATCAGGAATGCTTCAAAATCGTATTTGCTGGACATATTCGGAATCATGCCGTTCTTGTATGCATCGTATACCTGCCGCGCAAATTGATCTGCTGTAACTACAGTACTGCCATCCAGACTGACAACATAGCCAATACTGCCTTTCCCTGCCGTACCGTTTGCATTCATCTCTGCAATCGCCTTTTCTACATCAGATGCGTATACCTTTCCGGCGTAGTTCTGGCTTGCGGCGTATCTGTCTGCGTCTGCTGCAATCTGGGCTGCACGTGTGTTTGCGTCCGATGCATACTTGCTGCCCTCCAGCTCCTTATCCGCTATGTAAATTGCCTGGTCATAACCAACATCCGCAAGGTACTTGTTGATTTTGTCCTGCATTTCCTGCTGCGCAAGGCTTGCGGCGGTGTTCAATGTGTTCTGCCGCTCCGCAGAATCTGTTGCGTAGATGTTCTGGAATGCGTTCAATGTGTTTGCGTTGCTGTTCTCCATTCCGGTCAGACGGTTTGCCATGCTGTTGTAAACGTTCTGCCAGTTTGCCTGATTCTGGTTTGCTGCTGCAAGTGCAGATTCGATTCCGGCTGTAGTGAATGCAAGCTGCTGCCTGTTGGCGTTCGCTTGTGCGTAGGAATCGATATTGCCCGCATTGTTCGCCGCTCCGGAAGCCTGTTCACCACGCGCTGCATTATTCCCCTTTAACTGGTATGCGTCCATAATACCCTGATAATACGGCTGTGCGGTAATGTCGAAATTGTTCAGGTAACTAAGCTGATTTTTCCCGGTGTTGTAGTAGTCAAGATTCAAGCCACCCACCACATTTCCGTTTGCGTCATACTTGAGTTCGCCGTTCAGAAGGTTGTTGTTATTATTGTATGCGTCCCACAGGTCATTTGCCGTCTGCGAACGCTGCGGATTGGATGCGTTTGATAACGCATCGGCGGCTACAGAGGAGAAATAATCGTCAACGGTGGTGTCCGGTTTCAACCCATTGAACAGTTCCTGTGCCTTGATATAGTCGCTGTCCGCAAACTTCTGTGCGAGGTCTTCATATCCGTTACTGATAAGGTTCTGGTAATACGGTACAGCCGCCTGTCTGTACTGCTCGTAGTCCATCCCCATCTGCTTTGCGGTGTGGTAATTTCCCTTGTTCCGCAGGATGTTCTTTGCATCTTCATACGGATTGTATCTTTTGCTTTTTGCCATACTTACCTCCTGTGGCATAATTTTCATTGTACACACATATGATACCATATTACAAACGTAAAAAAGTGACATCTTTTGTGTGCTGTTTTCCGTTAATATGTACAAAAGGAAAGAGACGTTATAAACGTCCCTTCCCCTTGTTTTCTATTCTGTCGCGTATCCTCAGTATTTGCCGAACGCTATAATTGGTTATCCCGGAAATGAAATGGATGCTTGATGCGTTTACGTAGTACAGATAAGCAATGGAGCGAACCATACTGTCAGGTATGCTGTCGATGAAGCCGAGAACCTTTTGCAAAAGCTCATTGTACTCCGGCTCATGATACAGCTCTGTCCTCCCGTGCGCAAGTATCCAGTTTCTGTATGAACGAAATCTTCTCAGATCGGCAACTTCCACGTGTACCTCCAGATAGATAATTTAGAACGGCAATTCCTCTTCTGTGCTGAATGCCGGTTCCTGATTGAGTTCTTCCAGCTTGCTGTGTGCGTCAGAATGCACTACATCGCCCTGTGACGGCATTTGTACCGTGGTGGCATAAGTAGCTGCCTGTTGCACGTAATACTGCTGTGCGTCATTCTGTGCGTTCTGCGGGGCATTCCACTGCGGCGTTTGGGATACCTCCTGTTTGGAATCCACAAAGTACGCTTCATCTGCCACCACTTCCGTCACTTCGCGCTTTGATCCGGTCTTGTCTGTGAAGGAGCGTGTCTGGAGCGAACCTACGATGCAGATAGAGCTTCCCTTGCGGAAGAATTTGGTGATAAACTCCGCCGTGTTTCGCCATGCCGTCACGTTGATAAAGTCTGCTTGTGGTGCTTGCTGGTCCTTTGTGGACTTGCGGTTCACGGCAATCGAGAATTGCGTTACCGACAAACCGGACTGTGTAGTTTTCAGTTCGGGATCTCTTGCGATTCTGCCGCCCAGAATAACCTTGTTGAAGTTGAAAGATGCCATTGTCAATACCTCTCTAATCTCACGAGAATATAGTTTTCCTCGTGGCAATTCATCTCTACGCTTTTCACGTATTTCTTGTTGTCGTCCTCTATCATCCAGCCTTTGAGCGCGTCTATGGTTAGTTTGACGTAGATGGAATCGTTGTCAATATCCAGTCTGTCGTTGAACCAGAAGCGAATGCGCACCGGATAAGGGAATACTTTCCTCGGAATGTCCTGCTTTGTGAGTTCATTCCATACGATTTTGTGCCATGTGTCAGCGTCTTTCTTGCGTTGCTGCCATGGTTTCCCTGCCCAGAATCCGTTCAGCCCGAACCGTTTTGACCACTGTGATTTGGCTTTGGATGCTGCCGGATACGGAATCACAAACTCATTCTTCATAGGCAGTTCGCATATCGTGTGCGTTGTGCATCTCCGAAATATGCTTCATCGCAGCTTCCAGTCTCCGTTCACGTTCCGCTTCCTTCTGTGCGCATTCATATCCACAAGCGATATACCCCGCCGCGTCTATGTAGGAATCCTCTTTCACGGTGGTTGACGTAAGGATTCTGCCAACCTTGAACAGCACCATCATAAGAGCCACGTCCTTTGCTGTAATCACTGCCCCATCAGAATGCTTGCCGACAAGGTATGCGTTCCACAGGGAAGCAATGGTGTCGAAATTGTCCTCCGGTTCGCCGTACTGCTTGTTTCTGTCGCTTGTCACGATCTCTTTTGCTGTTTCGAGAATATCAGCTCTATTCATTTTCGTCCTCCAACTGCAATAAATTTACGCTTGTCACGCTGTTCTGGCGTATGTCGTGCAGCACTGCCGTGTGTACGATGTTCCCCTCATCCCATCCAAGCGAATAGGAAACAGGGTAGTACGGTATTCCATCGTGCCTGACGATAAGATGCTCCGGCACGTGCACCGGAATGCCCATAGCCCCTTTTGGAAGCCTGGAACATTCCTCGCACATGGATAGAAATTTCTTCCTGTCCATGCTCACGCACCTGTAGAACCGAAACCGTTTGTCCCGCGCTTTGTTTCTGGTAATTCCTCAACCACCCTCAGCTCGTCAATCATGCAGGGAACGACAACAAGCTGCGAAATCTTCATGCCGCCATCTACCGCAAACGGCTCTGTTCCGTGATTGTACAGCTTCACACGGATTGTTCCGCTGTATCCGCTGTCGATCAGCCCATCGGATAGAATGCCGTGCTTCACGTTTAGCCCGCTCTTGGATACGATAAGACCGCACCATCCCTCCGGAATCTGCACAGAAACGCCTGTATCGAACGTTTCTGCACCACCAGCATAGATAATCGTATGCGTTCCTTTC